GATACTCAGCTTGGACGTGACGCTGCTTACCTAATTAAGCGCGGAGACATTGACTCTATGAGCTTTGGCTTTTCTGTACCCGCCGGGGGAGATGAGTGGAATTCTGAAGGCACAGAGCGTACACTAAAGTCAGTACGCTTGCACGAAGTCAGCATTGTTGCCTTCCCTGCGTACGCCGAGACCGCAGGAAAGACGATGGTGAGAAGCGTGAGTGAAGTAGCAAAGAGAGCCGAAGTAGATTCAGACGCTTTGGCAGACGCAATGTTGAAGCTAGAGGTTGGAGACGACCTGAGCGCAACTGATGCTGAACTACTAAATACAGTAATCAGCAAACTAACCCCACAGGCAGAAGAGGTTACTGACGAAGTAGCAGAAGAGCCTGTAGAGGAAAATGACCTTAGCCAAGGTATGCTTGAGCTAAAGAAGAAAAAACTAGAACAGCTATTGAAGAGGATTTAATTATGGCTAGCAGAGATGAAATNAAGAAGACTATTCTCTCGGTTGCGGGCAACCCTGAGAGTGGTGTAGTAAAGCAGTATGCCGATTCGTGGGCAGATGCTATTGTTGCCCTAGATACCCCAGAGCCAACCAAGGCGGCTTCTAAAGCCGATGCAGAGCGCACAGGTTCTTCCTACCGGGCAGCAAAAGAAACGCGAGTTGAAGGCTCAATAGAGACCCGATAAACAGCGTTTCGCCCCCTCAGAGTTTACGCTCTTTCCTCTGGGGGGGCTTTCCCATGTCTGGGGTACAACCACCCTGTAAACTATTACATACGGAAGTGAGTCAACTCTGCCGTTGTAATTCAGTTCAGCGTCAACGCGACTGAGACTGTAAGTAAGATAACTAGGAGACCAATAATGTCTGAATTCAAAAAGGCACAAGAGGAACTCCGCGCAAACCTAACGCTGCAGATTCAGGAATCTCTTGATGCAGCTGAAGAGCGTGGTGGCCTTGACGCCGAAACAACCGAAAAGATTAACCGCATCGAAGCCGACATTCGTCGTGCAGATGAGGCAATCGCCATTGCAGCTCGCAACGAGCAGCGTTCAGTAGAGGCATCAGCAGCAGCTGGTAGCTTCGTTCCTGCATCAGAGTCACGCTCTGACGAGGAGTTCCTACGCTCAATCGCAAACGGCGAAGTACGCTCTCACACCTTCGAGAAGCGTGGACTAGTAAGCTCTGACAACACCGTACCAAAGTCGTTCTACGACGAGGTATTCTCTGTTGCTCGACTAGCTGGCCCAATGCTAGACGTATCACAGGTTCTTGCAACGTCAACCGGAGAATCTCTAACGATTCCAACTTTGACAGCGTACTCAACCGCACTTATCGAGGGCGAAGGCGATGTAATCGCATCTTCAGACCCAACCTTCAGCTCAATCACCCTTGGCGCTTACAAGTACAGCTTCCTAGTACCAGTAAGCAACGAGCTACTAAATGACGCTGGATTCAACCTAACCTCTCTAATTGCAGAGCAGGCTGGTAACGCAATCGGTTACGCAGTAAACGCTGGTCTAACCACTGGTACTGGTACAAACGAGCCAACTGGTATCATTACTGGTGCTGGCGCTGGTGTTACTGGTGGAACAGGCGTTGCTGGTGCATTCACCGCTGACGACCTAATCAACCTTCAGTACACCCTAGACGGTGCAGCTCGTCGTCTACCGGGCGTAGCTTACATGGCTGCTGGTTCTTCAATCGGTGCTATGAGAACCCTCAAGGACGGCGCTGGACAGTACCTATATCAGGTAAACGTTGGACAGCCAGACACCTTCGCTGGTTACAACGTAGTCGAGAACCCAGCTATTGACGCAGCAGCGATTGACGCAGCATCTGTTGTATTCGGTCACTTGCCAAGCTACAAGGCTCGTGTTGCTGGCGGCCTACAGATTGCACAGTCAGCTGACTACGCATTCAACACTGACCAGACCGTATTCCGAGTACAGATGCGCGTTGATGGCGCACTGACTCACGCTGGTCACGTCAAGAAGTTCACTGGCGCAGCTTCCTAAGCTAGTGAAATAAGCCGAAGGGCGGGGGTCGCAGGTTGCCCCCGCCCTTCTTTTTTTGTATCATGTACGTACGGCTAGGGTAGAATAGAGCCATAAAGGAGAATTCATGGCTATTACAAACGGTTACTGCTCTCTTGCAGACGTAAAAGGCGCTCTACGAATCACAGATTCAGTTGACGACACACTTTTAGAGCTTGCAGTCGAGTCCGCATCTAGACAGATTGACGGACACTGCGAGCGCGTTTTCTACAACGAAGTAGGGACGCGAGTATTTACACCAAGCGACTCATACGTCTGTATCGTAGACGATGTGGCTTCGCTGACATCACTAAAGACATCTAGCGACGCTGATGGAACATTTGATGTGACTTGGCAAGCAACTGACTATCAGGCAGAGCCTCTAAACGGCAAGTCTGGTGGGCTAACAGTGCCTATCACTCAGTTCAGGGCTGTAGGAGACTACACCTTCCCTACAGACAGCCAAGACGCAACCGTACAGGTTACTGGAACGTTTGGTTTCGCTGAAGTGCCTACTGCAGTCAGGCAGGCATCTATCCTGCTTGCGTCAAGACAGTACAAGCGCTACGACTCGCCGTTGGGTGTTACTGGCTTTGGAGACCTCGGTGTCATTCGGGTATCAAACATTGACCCNGACATCGCCAAGCTACTAGAGCCATTCATGAGAGTGAGAATGGCTTGACAGACATAAATGCGATTAGGCAGGCTATAGCCACTAATTTAGCTACAATCTCTGGACTTAGAACTGCCGCAGAGCTACCTGATAACCCAAGCCCGCCTATTGCCACCATGTCACTGGACACAGTTGACTACAACTTGGCAATGAACCAAGGCTTGACACTTTTCAACTTCACAATTATTGTGATTGTTGGAAGGGCCGCTGAAAAGCGCGCTCAAAGGAAGTTAGATGCTTACTGTTCACAAGACGGTGCTTCGAGTATCAAACTTGCTGTAGAATCGGATAAGAGCCTTGGCGGAAATGCTTATGACGTTCGCGTTGTGGGTATGAACAACATCGGCTCTCTGCAACTGAATGACCAAGAGTATTTGGCAGCGGAATTTTCCGTTGTTGTATACGCATAAGGAGAATAAATTGGCAAAATATGTCGTAACAGGCACACACGTGACCCTGAACGCTACAGACATTTCTGACGCTACTGCCCGCGCTGAACTAGTAATCAACGCAGCAGAGGTCGAGACAACAGACTTCGGTTCTGCTGGCTGGACTGAGGTCATTGGTGGACTGAAGTCAGGTTCTGTATCACTAGACTTCCACAGCGATTTTGGAGCAGGCGGAGTTTCCGAGCTATTCCAAGACCTAGTTGGAACTGTGGCTACAATCACACTAAACCCAGCTGGAAGCACCCCAAGTGCTACCAACCCAACCTACACCGCTTCGGTTCTAGTAACCAGCTTCACCCCAATTTCGGGTGCAGTCGGTGACCTAGCTACCTTCTCGGTTACCTTCCCTACCACTGGGGAAGTTACCTACGTAACAGCATAAGGACAACTAAATGAGAATCAACCTGCACATTCAGTTCGAAGATGGTACTGATAAAGACATCACAGCAAACGCTGCCGACCTTGTAGCTTTCGAGGACAAGTTCAACGTCAGCGTTACTAGCTTGGGCGACTCACCTCGCATGAGCTGGCTACTGTTCCTCGCTTGGCACAGTGAACACCGCACCAAATCAACTAAGTTGAGTTACGAAGACTGGCTAAACACAGTTGGAGAAATCGGGGCGAGCGACACTGACCCAAAATCAGGGGGCTAGGGGAATCCTCTACCCACTGGTTTATAGCAGGTATGGCCTGTGAAACCGGTATCAGCCCAAGAGAGTTGATGCAGCTGGACGACAGAATGCTCTGGACAATGCAACGTTGGCTAGTAGCAAAGAGTCTTCCGCCTAAACAATAGGAGAGCCGTCCTTCGGGGCGGCTTTCTTATTGCTGTACAATAGATACAAGGATTGGCGGTATTGTGGCGGTTATAAAAGGTATTGGCAGCGTAAGCACCAAGGTCGGCGGCAAAACCCATAAATTTGGTCAGTCAGAAATACTCATCACTGATTACAGACAAATCATTACTGCGCTAAACAAACTTGAGGGCGAAATCCTAAAAGAGTTCTTCAAGGGCGCTAAAGAGATTGCAAAGCCAGTCCAAGCTGGCATCAAAGCATCTATTCCTATTAGAGCGCCCCTGAGCGGCATGAGGAAAGCCCCTAAAGGCATTCCGGGGCGACTGACATGGGGAAATGGCAAACCCGCTAGAAGTGCCACCATAGTCGCTCTTAGACCAAAGGCCGCTTTCAAGGGCAAGAGAATTGGTATCGTAAAAGTTGTCGTAAAGTCGCCTGCAACAATCATGGCAGACATGGCTGGCAAGTCGCGTGCTTTTGTCAACAGCAGGTCTATGACAGAGCCTTATGCTTACACACGCACCCTCAAGGGCAAGTATGGCTCGATTAGAAGCTTCCGGACAGTTCGCCGCCACAGGATAAATGGTCAAGGTAGCGCTATGATTAGTAAGTTAGGTAGCCAGCCATCAAGGTATGTTTACCCCGGTGCTGAGGGCGCGTTTGATGATTCGGTCAGAAGAATTGACAAGCACTTCGGAGATGCAATTATTACGATTGAGCGAGAAACGAGATAAAGATGGCTGTATCTAGAAATTTATCAGTTAACTTATCTACAGCGTTTAGCGACGAAGGTCTAAAAAAGGCACAAAAGCAGCTCGAAGGTCTTGGCGGGAGGATTGAGAAGCTAGGCACTAAGGCCCTTAAGCTTGGTGCTTCCTTTGCAGCATTTCAGGGTGGTCGCGCACTCGTAGACTTTGCTTCTGGCGCTATTGAGCAGTCCAGAGACCTAACCCGAAACATGAACGGTCTTGAGTCCGTATTCGGTGAGCTAACCCCACAGATGGTTGCGTTTACCGAGTCTGCTTACAAGATGGGTCTCTCACAGTCTGAGGCTGCTAAGTCAGTAACCTTTATCGGTTCGGTTCTAAAGCAGTCCGGCTTTGCGATTGGTGAGACAGCTGCTCTAACAGAGCGCCTAATCGGTCTTGGTACTGACCTCTCGATTACCTACGGTTACGACGTACAAGAAGCCTTGCTCGGTATGACCGCCCTCTTCCGAGGTGAGTACGACCCGATTGAGAAGTTCGGTGTTGCTATGAAGCAATCCGAAATTGACGCTGTAAAGGCGGCTCGTGGTCTTGCGGGCCTCACAGGAAGCGCTGAGAGACTTGCTGACCAGCAAATCCGCGTAGAGCTATTGTTCCAGCGTTCAGCAGACGCTCAGGGAATGTACGCGAAGTCTTCGGACACTCTCTTTGTAGCGCAACAGAACCTAGAAGCAGTCTTCAAGAATATGCAGGCAACTGCGGGCATGGAGCTGACACCAGCATTTACCGACCTGACTCTGGCAATGACACCGCTGGTC